GGATTAGATAAAGATGCTTATTTATTTAATGCTTTAAAATATATAGGAAGAAGTGGTAAAAAAGATGATAACCCACCTGTACAAGATTTAAAAAAAGCCCTATTTTATTTAGAAAGAAGAATCAAATTATTAGAGACAATTCCTCAGTCTCATTCTCTGTATTCAGGGGTGGTGGGTTCTTAACATGGGTGAAATATTAAAACCGCATTCCGGGTTTTCTAGTAGAAAAAAAGAAAAAAAGAAAAAACCTAAAAAACTACCCCCAATAGTAAAACAAATCCAAAAGCATCAACTTAAGGAAATGAATTACGCTACGGAAAAACATATTTCTTATAGTCAAGTTTCTATGTTTTTATCCTGTCCTCATAAATGGGCTTTACAATATAGGGATGGTCATTACAAATATAGTCCTTCAATCCATACAATGTTTGGAACATCTTTTCATGAGACATTACAACACTATATAACAACCATATATGAAGAAAGTGGAGCAGCTGCTGATAGAATTGATATAGAATCATATTTTGAGGAACGCATTAGAGAAAACTATCAGTCTGATTATAAAAAAAACAACAAAACCCATTTTACTGACTCAGCCGAATTAAAAGAATTTTTCGAGGATGGTTTATCCATTTTGAATTTTATAAAAAAGAAACGTAACATTTATTTTGGAAAAAGAGGTTGGTATTTAGTAGGTTGTGAAATACCCATTTTATTAACCCCAAACCCTAAATATAAAAATGTTTTATATAAAGGTTATTTAGATATGGTTTTATATCATGAACCAACTAATAAATTTAGAATTATAGATATAAAAACCTCAGTTAATGGATGGGATGGGAAGAAGAAAAATGATGAAATAAAACAATTCCAATTAATATGGTATAAAAAATTCTATAGTTTGCAATTTGGGGTTCCTGAAGATGATATTGAAATAGAATTCTTTATTGTTAAAAGAAAAATATGGGAAGATTCACCATATCCAATTTCTAGAATCCAAGAATACATCCCACCAAGTGGTAAAATTAAAATGAATAAAGCAACAAAAGCAATTAATTCATTTATAGAAGAAGTATTTAATTGGGATGGTTCGTTCAAGGAAAATAAATTTGAACCCTCTCCTTCCAAAGAAAATTGTAGATTTTGTGTTTTTGCTAATCGAAAAGATCTTTGCCCAAATGGTATATCTTAAAAAAATTTTATATATTTATATATAATCAATCATAAATAAAGAATATGACAAATAAAAAGGATATGACATTAACCTCTGTAAAAGTACAGAGTGAGTTATTTGAAGAATTTAAGGTAGCTACTGTTCGCTACAAATTTTCTCTACAAAAATTAACAGAAAGATCTATTCATCTTTATCTAACAGATGAAGATTACCGAAGAAGATTACATTCTCATATTAATACTCAATTAGAAGAATAAATAATTTATGTATTGAATTTTAGATTTTTTTCATATTTATTGATGACACTAGAGTCATCAAGATATGAAAAAACATAATACAAAAAATTTTATTGAAAAAGCGGTGAGAATTCATGGTACTAAATTTAAATATGATTTAGTAGAATACAAAGGTGTTAAAGAAAAAATAAAAATAATATGCAACCATGATCATATATTTGAGCAAACCCCTAATGATCATTTAAACGGACATGGATGCAAAAAATGTTCTGGGTGGGGAGCAATGAAATTTAACAATAACGAATTTTTGGATAGATTAAATAAAGTTTATGGAAACTCATTAATATATAATGATGTTATATATAAAGGACATGATGAACCTGTAACATTAATATGTCCTCTTCATGGTGATTTCATAAAAAAACCAAAAGACCTAATAATAAAAAAATCAGGATGTCCTAAATGTGGATATATCAAATCAACAAATAAAAGAAAAAAAACAAATGATGAATTTATAGAAATATCAAATAAAATACATAACAATATCTATGATTATTCATTAGTTGATTATAAAAGAGCAAACACAAAAGTAAAAATAGTATGCAAACAACATGGTGTATTTGAACAATCCCCCAAAGATCATATTCATCAAAACCAAGGGTGTTCCCTGTGTTCTTCTTCTAAAGGTGAAAAACTAATTAGATTGTATTTAACAAATAACAATATATATTTTGAAGAACAAAAACGTTTTGAGGATTGTATCAATCCATCATCCCAACGAGTGTTACCTTTTGATTTTTATATACCCAAATTTAAAACATGTATAGAATTTGATGGAGAACAACATTTTTCTCCTGTAGAATGGTTTGGAGGTGTGGAAAAGTTTAATTACATTGTAATTAGAGATAATGTAAAAAATGAATATTGTAAAAATAATAATATAAAATTAATAAGAATTAAATTTAATCAAATTACACAAATAAATAAAATTTTAAAAAAATCATGTCAAACACTTTAAACAAAAAAAGTCGTCACATTGAGCAAGAATATCGTAAAAAGATATTGCTCATTTGTGACGACATTTAGTCAGAGCTCATAGTGGAGTTGGGACTGTTGGTAAAGAAATTGTAATCCATACAGCCCATCATTTTAATTGGGTTAATATTGCAGGTTCAATCCAACATCCAGAAATAGGGAAAAGATTAGATTTATCTGAATCAACAAACCAAAGTGCAGGAATAACAGACTCATCAGTTATTTTATACCCAGCAAATGAATATGGTGGAGTTGATATGTTACGTCAGATAATTAAGATAGAAAAACCAGATGCGATTATGTTGATCACTGATCCCCGTTATTTTATTTGGTTATTTTCCATTGAGAATGAAATTCGTAAAAATATTCCTATTACATATCTTTCAATTTGGGATAATTATCCTGCACCTCTTTATAATCTTCCCTACTATGAAAGTTGTGATATGTTGTTAGGAATTTCCAAACAAACTCATAATATCCATCAATTAGTTTTAGAACACGGGAATGTTCCTTATATAGATTTGGATGAAAAAAATTATATAGAAGAAAATGAAAAATAAGAAAAATAAACCAACCCCTAAATTATTAAAATATGTCCCTCATGGACTAAATGATAAACTATTTTTCCCTATTACTAAAGATAGTGAACAATGGAATGATCTTCAAGAATTCAAAAAATATTATTTTAATGGTAAGGAATATGAATTTGCTATTTTCTTCAATTCAAGAAATATTCGTCGTAAACAGATTCCAGATACTATGTTAGCATATAAATACTTCATAGATCAACTACCTATTGAACAGGCCAAAAAGTGTGTACTGGTACTTCATACAGAATTAGTTAGTGATCATGGAACCGATTTACCAGCCATACAAGAACTTTTATTAAATGGAGAACAATATAATGTTGCTTACACAAATAAAGTACTCTCTACAGTAGAAATGAATTTGTTATATAATAGTACGGATTGTCAAATCTTGTTAACATCAAATGAAGGGTGGGGATTAAGTCTAACAGAAGCTATTTTAGTTGGTAATCCTATTATTGCTAACGTAACTGGAGGAATGCAAGATCAAATGGGATTTGAAGATGAAAATGGAAATTGGTTTACTCCATCCCCAGAAATTCCATCTAACCATAAAGGTAAATATAAAAAACATGGTGAGTGGACATTTCCAGTATTCCCTACTAATATTTCAATACAAGGTTCTCCCCAAACACCATATATTTGGGATGATAGATGTAATCCTGAAGATGCAGCTAAGCAAATTATGGCTGTTTATTCATTATCTAAAGAAGAACGTAAATCTAGGGGTTTAAAAGGTAGAGAATGGGCTGTAAACGAAGCAGGATTTACTGGGGATAAACAAGGAGAAAGGGTTATTGAAGCCTTTGATGAATTATTTAAAACTTGGAAACCACGTGAACGTTATGAATTAATAAATGTTAATGAAGTTGAAGATAGAATTGTTAACCACCATTTACAATATTAAAAAAATAAAAATATGAATAAACCGTTATTTGTAATAAGTTGTCCTATAGATGTGTATAGTGGATACTCACAAAGAAGTAGGGATATAGTAAAAGCTCTTATTGATTTAAACAAATATAATATAAGAATATTACCTCAAAGGTGGGGAAATTGTAATTGGGGATACATAGATGATAATCCTGAATGGAAATTTTTAGAGGAATACATTTTACCAAATAACCAACTCCCCAAACAACCTGATATATGGGCTCAGATAACTATTCCTTCTGAATTCCAACCAATAGGAAAATATAATATTGGATTCACAGCAGGTATTGAGAGTAACATATGTGCTGGAGACTGGATTGAAGGATTAAATAGAATGGATCTCAACATTGTATCCTCTGAACACTCAAAGAAAGTATTCCAGGAAACAACGTTTGAAAAGCGAAACAAACACACTAATGCTTTAGAAGGAAACATTAAATTAGAAAAACCTATTGAGGTATTATTTGAAGGATGTTCTACTTCTGTTTACCAACCCATAAAATGGATAGATTAAATATGAAACAACTAATAATACTATACCTAATACTTACCCCCTTAGTGAGTTTTTCTCAAGATCCTCAAGATACCTCCACATACTCCGATTGTAAAACATATACTGATACTATAAAAATATGCGAAAATTCAAGTGTTAACTTCCAAGAATTTAGTTATTCTAATACTTTAACCCCTATTATGTGGAAATGGTGGTTTCAAGGTGCAAATCCGGATACATCAAACCAACGAAATCCTATAGACATAACATATAACACCCCTGGACGTTTTAATGTAAAATGTTCAACTGTTTTTGAATTCGGAACATTTATGTGGTATAGAACTTCTATTATTAAATGTATGGTAGTTGAGGTTATAGAATTTAAAAATTACAATAATATCTCCATCCAAGATACTTCTATATGTAAAGGGGATGTGATCACTTTGAATGCAATCAATAATGACACATTCCCCGATACTACAGATATAAATTATTTATGGACATCAAGAAGTTCAAGTATTGATGAAATATTTATTACTACTAAAACCATTAAAATAAACAAACCAGGTTTTTATAAGGTGAGGATATTTAATTTTTGTGGTAATGGTGAAAAGGAGATTGAAGTTAGTGATGATAAATGTTCTCATTATTTACCCAACGCATTTACCCCTAATAGAGATGGGGTAAATGATATATATAATGTATATGTTGGAAGTTATAATGATTATTTAATTATAATATATAATAGATGGGGGGAGAAATTATTTGAATCCACCAATCCTAGTAATGGGTGGGATGGATATTATAATAATGAGTTATGTGAAAACGGAGTTTATGCAGTTTTTGTTTTAGTTGATAAAAAAATATACTCAACTAATATACATCTTTTAAGATAAAATTAATATAAAATTATATGAAACAAGTTAAGAAAAATGAATTATATCATGACATAAATAGTATTAAAGAATCATTTGCTTATTTATTCGTTGGTATGTGGGTAGGAGGAGGAACAGAAATACCTATAGGAGAAGATAGGAAAAATGTGAGTTTGTTAGTTAAAGCCTTTTATGAAACATTTAAAAACAAATCAAACAAACCTGCACTTATTTTAAAAACATCCCAAATGGGTTCTTCATATGTTGATAGAGAAGAAATTCTTAAAAAAATCAAAAAAATCAAGAAAACAATAAATTCTAAAAACTTACCCAACATATATCTATTACATGGTGATTTTACAGATGATGAAATGAATTATATTTATAATCACCCTAAAGTAAAAGCTATGGTTAGTTTAACTAAAGGAGAGGGCTTTGGAAGACCATTACTTGAATTTACATTAAGTCAAAAACCATTAATTACCACAGGTTGGTCAGGACATTTAGATTTTCTTAATCCCAAATTTACTTCCCTAATTGGAGGACAATTAACAAATGTTCACCCAAGTGCTGCTAATCAATGGTTATTACCTGAAAGTCAATGGTTATCTCCTGATCATGGTCATATTGGTCATTTTTTGAAAGATGTGTTTGAAAATTATAAAAATTACACCGAAGGAGCTAAACGTCAGGCATATCATAATAAAACCAATTTCAGTTGGGATAAAATGAAGGATAAACTAGATGATATTCTAACAAAAAACATTCCAGAATTTCCCCAAGAAGTTAGATTAAAACTTCCAACAATTAAAAAAATCGAATTACCTAAAAAAGAAACAATAAATGGATAACCTAATTAATTGCAGCAGATGTGGTTCAGATGCCTGTTTTGTTGAAGAAGTAAACCAAAATATTAAAATTTATTTATGCTATGGGTGTGGATTTCAGTCTTCTTCATTAATGAAAATAGGAGAATCATTCTATGAAGAACAGGTAAACATCTTACCTGAACTTTATAAAGACTTAATGGTTGAAGACAATGATGGAAAAATTTGGATGCCAACTACTATAAATTTACCCCAACAAGGAATGGTATTTGCTAATGGACCTAGTTCAAGGGATTGGGCTTGGGCAGCAGTAAAAGCTGTACCTGTATTAGAGGAAGAAAAAGAAAAATATCCCATCCCTGGTAAAAAGGGAAAATATTATAGTATGAGAATGGACATGTCTACACTAAAAAATTACCCTGAGCGTGATTTTATGGAGGCCCTTTCATATGTTGGCGTATTACCTGAATAAAAATCAAATCTAAAAATTAGTTATGGATAGGGAACAATATATTGAAATGTTAAAAAACAATCAATTTAATGTTGACATTAATTTGTTATATGAAATTTATAAACAAAAAGCTGAGGGGAAATATGAAATTGTTTTTGATTTAGATAATTTTACCCAATTTATAAAAGAATATGTTCGAATAGTTGGAACTTCTGGAATCATACAGACATTAAAAGATCACTATGATAGACAATTTGAAATCATTTATTTAAAAGATAAACAAAATAATATAGTTAAAATAATATGAAAATTAGTTATGGTTTAACTGTGTGTAATGAACACAAAGAATTGGAATATTTAATTGAATATTTAATTAAAAAGATTGATGGGGAAGATGAGATTATAATAGTTTATGATCAAAATAGAGTTACTCCTGAAGTTCTACAGGTTATAGAGGATCATAAAGAGCAGGCTACTGCTTATCCATTCAATTTCCAACAAAACTTTTTAGAGAATAAAAACTTTATGAATAGTAAATGTGCTGGGGATTATGTTTTTCAACTAGATGCAGATGAGATTCCTGAAAGTTTTTTAATAGAGAATCTTAAAGTCATTTTAGAAAACAATCCTGTAGATTTATTAATAACACCCCGTAAAAATTTAGTTTCTGGTTTAACACAAGAACATATTAAAAAATGGGGGTGGAATGTAAATGAAAAGGGTTGGGTGAATTGGCCTGATGCCCAAAAACGTATTTACAGAAATACCCCTGAAATTAAATGGTCTGGTCATCAGGTACATGGGATGGTAGAGGGATATAAAACATTTGCAACTTTACCATCTAATGAAGAATGGAGTATTATACATAATAAAACTATTGATCGTCAAGAAAATCAAAATGAACGTTATACAAAAATAGAATTAGGACAATTAAAATGAGAAAGTACCTCCCAACCCTTAGTGAATTAGTAGATAGATTATCTATTGTTCAATTAAAAGAAGTGTTCATCCCAGAACACAAAAGTGAATATTCAAAAGAAATTTCTGATATTGTTCATGACATCCAGGTATTACTTGATGAACAAGATGGAAAAATTACATCAGAAACCATTCGTGCTATAGTTGTATTATCACAAATGAATTTACATATATGGCATAATGAATCAAATTATCGTAAGGGCATTAAAGACGGTAATAACCTGGAATTAACGCATGGTTTGAACGGTATCCGAAACGTAGCAAAAAATAGGATACAGGAAGTAGTTGGAGGAAGAAAAGATTATAAGATTGATTGTTTAGCTGCTGATTTTAAAGATTGGGAAATATCATGGAAGTAGTAAATAGAACTCGAAAATATAATAAACCTCTTGTTTCTCTTTTCTTACCTAGTAGAAAAAGGGCTGGATTTCTTAATGAAACTTTGTATTCTATATATTCATTAGCTGATCCGAATAATGTAAATTTTGAAGTTATTGTTAAAATAGATTTTGATGATTATGAAAGTTTAGAATATGTTAAAAATTATTCAAACGAATATGAAAATTTATACTTTATAGTAAGTTCAAGAAAAAAAGGATGGTTAGATTTTGTTGATTGGTTAGAAGATATGATTGATTTAGCTAAAGGAAAATACGTTTTGGGGCTTAATGATGATATGGTATTTAAAACTCAAAATTGGAATAATATTTTAGCAGAACGTTTAGTTGATTTTAAAATATATTTTCCTTATGTAAATGGGTATAGAGAAAGTTTTTGGTGTATTCCTAAAGAACTATACACTGTTTTAGGTCATATATCTCCCCATAACCAGGTAGATACTTATTTAAATTGGCTAGGACAAGTTTTAGGTATTTCTGAATATATTGAAGAAGTTTCTTTTCATCATAACCTAGATTATGAAGATGAAACAAAACATGATAAAAATCAGGTATTAGATATTAATTATATAAGTAGAGATTATCACAGAAATTCACTTGAATTCAGTCATGATGTAAAGATTCTTCAAAAACATTTGAATATAACCAAATTAAATCCTATTACTAAATATTAACTAATATGATTTTTCCTGAGGTAGAAATTTACCAACCAGACATCTATACAGATTTTAGAGGTGATTTATTAACATTATGGAATAAAGATAATTTTGAACCTAAGTTAGACTTTAAACATGATAAAATTTCAACATCCCGAAAACACGTACTAAGAGGAATGCATGGTGACCACAAATCATGGAAATTAACTTCATGCCTCTATGGAGAAATGTACTTTGTAGTAGTAGATAACAGACCAGAATCCAAAAATTATTTAAAATGGGATTGGATCATATTAGATGATAGAACAAGAAAGCAAATATTAACACCTCCAAATTTTGCTATTGGCTTTTTAGTATTAAGTGATCAAGCAATGTTACATTACAAGTGGGATTATGAAGGTAAATATATTGATGTTGATGCACAATTTACATTAAAATGGAATGATCCTAAAGTAAATATAACTTGGCCTATTAATAATCCATTATTATCCTTAAGAGATAAAAACGCAAAATTCTTATGAATAGTTTAATTAAAAAGATAGTAGATATAGCTACTTTAAAAAAAGAAGGTCATATTCCAAGTTCATTATCTATATTAGATATAATGTATGTTTTATATGATAAAGTTCTAGATATTGATGGTATTAAAGAAGATAAAATAGATAGAGATCGTTTTATTTTAAGTAAAGGACATGCCTCTTTAGGATTATATGTGATATTAGATCATTTTGGATTACTTAAAGATGATATCAATACATTTTGTGATGTAGATAGTAAATTAGGTGGTCATCCAACAGATAAAATATTTGGAGTAGAATCATCTACCGGTTCTTTAGGTCATGGTTTACCTATTGGAGTTGGACTTGCATTAGCATACAAAATTAAAAAATATAAAAATAAAGTGTATGTTTTAGTTGGAGATGGAGAAGCGAATGAAGGAACAATTTGGGAATCTGCTTTATTAGCCAAACATCATAATCTTGATAATTTATGTTGTATTATTGATTTTAATCATTCAACCGATAGAGCTGTAGATTTAGGAAATTTAAAATCAAAATTTGATGCCTTTGGATGGAATGTAATTGAAATTGATGGTCATAACCATGATGATATTTTAAAAGCACTAACAGTCCCATCAACAAAACCTACTTGTATTGTAGCTAATACTATTAAAGGAAAAGGTATTTCAATGATTGAAAATAATCCGGAATGGCATCATAAATTCCCTAATGAAGAAGAATATCAACAAATTATAAATAATTTAAACAAATAAAAAATGGAAACACTAAACAATGGAGATGAAAAAGATACTATAATTAATTCAACCCAAAAAACAAAAAACATCCCCGGTGAAATTATTGAAGCAGGAGTTTATCAAGGAGGATCAGCACGATATATCTATGATAACATGGGTGATGATAAAAAATTATTTTTATGTGACACATTTGAAGGTTTAAAAGATTCTACTGAAGATGATGATTGTTGGCTTAAAAATGGAGATTATGTAGCTGATTTTGACATGGTACAAGATTTATTCTCTGATAAAGAACGTGTTAAATTAATCAAAGGCTATTTTCCGAATTCAGCAACAGAAGAAATGAAAGAATTAAACTTTTCATTTGTTCACTTAGATGTAGACACATATACATCAACTTTTAATAGCTTAGAATTTGTTTATCCAAGAATGAGTAAAGGAGGAATTATTATGTCCCATGATTATAATATAATACCTGCTGTTACTAAAGCTATTGATAAATTTTTTAGTGATAAACCTGAAGCAATTACAACTCCAACTGGTACTCAAATGTTAGTGGAGAAATTATGAGAAAACAATTTGTAACAACAATTTCTGAAACAATGTCTCAAAATGAAGATTTATGTCTTCTTTTAGGTGATATTGGAGTATTTGGATTCAGAAAATGCTTTGAAGATTATCCTGATAGAACATATAATATAGGAATTTTAGAACAAGCAACAATCGGTTTAGCAGCAGGTATGAGTAAAGCTAATCTTATTCCTGTTGTTCACACAATTGCTCCTTTTATTGTTGAACGAACATTAGAACAATTAAAAGATGATTTTGGTTATCAAAATTTAAATGGTAATTTTATTAGCATAGGTAATTCATATGATTACGCTGGATTAGGATGCACACATCATTGTCCAAGTGATGTTGCTACTCTATCAGCAATTCCTAATATGCAAATCATCTCCCCAGGAAATTCAAAAGAATTTGATAGTTTATTCTCTCAAACTTATAACAATGGAGCTCCTACTTATTTTAGACTTAGCGAATACGAACATGGTTTAGATTTTGAAGTTACATTTGGTAAAGCAAATGTCATCAAAGAAGGTAATAAAGCTCTTATTGTGTGTTATGGTAATATGCTTGAACCAGTATATAAAGCTATTAAAGATTTAGACGTTACTTTATTATACTATTCAACTATTACTCCTTTTGATGGAGAAACGTTGAAAAAACATTTTAACAATAATATTATAATTTGTGAACCATTTTATGAAGGTTCTACTAATTATTTTGTTAATAAAGCTTTAGAAGGATTTTCATATAAATTAATTAATATTGGGATACCTAGAGAATTTATTTTATCTTATGGAAAGAAATCTCAAATAGATAATTTATTAGAACTAGATATGGATTCACTTAAAAATAAATTTAATAAACTTGTATAATGAATTTTTTAGAAAAAGATATTAATAATATTGTAGAGAGTATTGATTTTAAATCATTACAAAATAAAAAAGTCCTTATTACAGGCGCATCAGGATTAGTAGGATTTTATTTAACACAATGTGTTAAAAAATTACAATCTGAATTTAACATTGGTGTATATTTATCCTATAAAAACTCCCTCCCAGAATATTTAAAAGAATACTATGATTTTCCTTATACTGAAATCAAAGAAGATATTACATCTATTAAATTAGAACCTAAATATTTTGATGTTATTATTCATTCATCAGGATATGCTCAACCTATGAAATTTTTAGATGATAGTTTAACTACTATTAAAATTAATACTAATGCCACAATTAATTTACTAGATTCATTAAAACTAGATGGAAAATTTTTATTTGTAAGTACAAGTGAAGTATATAGCGGGAATAATAGTTTTAATATAACAGAAGATCAAATTGGAACAACTACTCCATCTCATAGTAGATCATGTTACATTGAATCTAAACGGTGTGGAGAAGCAATATGTTATAGCTATATATCATCAGGATATGATGTTAAGATAGCTAGATTAAGTTTAGCATATGGTCCTTTTACCAAACTAGGAGATTTAAGAGTATTAAATAGTATTATTGATAAAGGATTGAATAATGATATTATCGAACTTATGGATGATGGATCAGCACTTAGAACATATTGTTACATTACAGACGTTATTGAAATGTTTTGGAATATATTATTACATGGTGAAGATATAACCTATAATATTAGTGGTTTTTCAAATAGTTCAATTAAAGAATTAGCGAATAATGTAGGTAATAAGTTACATAAAAAAGTAATAACCCCAATATCATCAGATAGTATGATTGGCAGTCCAAAAATAGTTAACATTAGCTCTGAAAAATATATTAATGAATTTAATAAAACCCATTTTGTTAATCTTGAAGAAGGATTAGAAAATGTTATAGAATGGATGAAACATATAAATCAATACAAATAAATTATGATTAAATTAGTTAGCGATACAATTGATAAAAATGATATCAACCACTTAATTGAATGGTTATCTCAAGATGAAATACCTAGACTTACTAAAGGAGAATTAACTACTCAACTAGAAAAAAAATGGGCTAATAAAATTGGAACCAAATACTCAGTGTTTGTTAATTCAGGTTCTTCTTCAATATTATTAACATTAGCTGCTTTAAAGTTTACAAATCGTTTAAAAAATAATAAAGTAGTTGTACCATCATTAAGTTGGGCTACAGATTTATCTTCACCAATGTTATTAGGTTTAGAACCAATTCTATGTGATTGTAATTTAAATGATTTATCTTGTGATTTAGAGCATTTAGAAACAATATTTAAAACTGAATCTCCAAGTGCTCTCATATTAGTATCGGTATTAGGATTGGTTCCTGATATGAAACTTATTTTAGAATTATGTGATAAATACAATGTTTTGCTTTTAGAAGATGTATGTGAAAGTATGGGTTCTAAATATAAAGAAGAATATTTAGGTACATTTGGTCTAGCATCATTTTTTTCAATGTATTTTGGACATCATTTAAGTACTATTGAAGGAGGTTTTATTAATACAAATGATAAAGACTTATATAATTCATTATTAATGATGAGAAGTCATGGTTGGTCTAGAGATTTATCCCCTGAAGATCAAAATTTCTATAACACCAAATATAATACTGACAGCTTTAGTTCTCTGTATAACTTCTATCTTCCCGGAATGAATTTAAGATCTACAGATTTACAAGCATTTATTGGATTAAGAGCTATAGACAAGTTAGATGATTATTCCAAAAAACGAAATATAAATTTTAAATTTTACTTAAAAAACTTAATTAATAATGAGTTAAATTTAGTAATAAACGAAGAAGATTTTGTCTCTAATTTTGCAATGCCCCTTGTAAATAAAAATAGAGATCAAATTGTAAAAAATTTAATTGATGATAATATTGAAGTTAGACCTTTGATAGCTGGGAATCTAGGAAACAAACCTGTGTGGTACGAAAATTATGAAAAATTAAATCTCCCCAATTCAGATATAGTAGACAAATTTGGATTTTATTTACCCAACCACCAAGATTTAACCGAATCTGAAATATTGAAAATAACAAATATAATAAATAGAAATATATGAAAAGATCCTTAGAAATTGTTGAAACACAATTTGGAAATTTTGTTATAGATGAATATGATTTGATTGGAAATTATATTAAAAATCAAAAAGTGTGGGAATACCACTTATATGAATTATATTCCCAAATGATTAATAGGGAATCATATTGCATAGATGCAGGAGCTAATTTAGGATTTCATACAATTCAATTTGGAAATTTAGGAAAAAAAGTATATTCATTTGAACCTCAATCTTACGTGTATAATCAATTATGTGCCAATATTTTATTTAATGGTTTAGATAATGTAATAGAAGCTTATAAGTTAGGTTTAGGTGAGGAGGATGAAAACAAACAAATGTGGAATATAGAACATGAGAATTGGGTAGGTAATGGATATCACAATTGGGGAGGGAGAGGAATTATCCAAGATACTCTAGATCCTGAAAGGGCAAATAACAATGAATTTAGAGAAGAAGATGTTATAAAGGTTATAACGTTAGATTCATTAAATATATTTAAATGTGATTTAATAAAAGTAGACGTACAGGGATATGAATTAAAATTATTTATGGGAGCTCAAAAAACTATTAATACTTTTAAACCTATAATCTTTTTAGAAAACTATGTTGAAGATAAAACTTCTATATTAACCAAAAATCACTTAATAGAATTGGGATATGATTTTTACAGATTAAACATAAACCATAAAGAAGATTGTATTTTAATACATCCTGAAAATATTGATTATGAACATGACCTAAGTGTAATTAGTAAATTTTTAAATAAATATAATATTATAAAAGAATAATATGGAAAAAACGGCAATATTGTTAGGTTGTAGAAATGATGATTATAAAGAAGATGAAAGAATTATAACTTGCTTAACATCAATGGTGGAAACATTTGATGAAGTATGGTTTTGTGATTGGAATACTCCAATAGGTAAACAACCCATTTTATGGAAATTAAAAGATCAAATACCTCAAACAGGAAAAATTAAACATTTTATTATTGATGAACCTACATCAAAAATCCTATCTAATTATAACCCAAACGCAAGCCCTTTTAATGGAGGACTCTCTCAAAACCTAATGCTTAGAAGATGTAATGCTGATTGGATAGTATGTTCCACTATAGATATAATCGCTCCAAAAAAAGAATTTTTAACTGATTTTATTACTAAAGCTGATAAGAATACTTTCTACTCAGTTTCAAGACGAGATATAGAATATTCTGGATTAGAAAAAATAGGATTTGAAAATTGGAGAGAGTTTAGAAATAGATTAGATATTGAAAGTCAACCTCAATATTGGCCGGCAAAAGTAACTCCTAATGATAATTATAGTTTAATCAATTGTTGTGGAGATTTTCAATTGGCTCACAAAAATATATGGCACAAAATAAAAGGATTTGAAGAACAAATGATATATTCTTGTTTTAATGATACTAATGTACAGAAAAAGGCAGTATTAAACGGATATAATTTAGAAGCTTATTATGACTTACCTTTATACCATTTATCTCATACAGGAATGGAAAATGATGGTTCATCACCATCAAAACAAAAATATAATGATCCTTGGGAATGGGTTGAATTTTTTGAAGAATCTAAAAATGATGATGATTGGGGATTAAATAACGTTGAAATTGAATTTGAATCAATATGAACAATAGAACCCAAAACCAATTCCTCATATCAATAATCCTCCCCAGTAGAAAAAGACCTAAAGAGTTAAAAAATACAATTAATTCATTTATTTCTTTAGCTGATCCTGCATTAAATAATTTTGAAATTATAATTAAAATAGATTTTGATGACCATGAAAGTTTAGATTATATTAAAACTTTAGATAATAAATATGAAAATATAACTTTTTTAATTAATTCTAGACTTAAGGGTTGGTATAATTTGGTTGATTTTTTTGAAGATTTAATCAGAGTATCTAAAAGTAAATATATGTTTGGATTTAATGATGATGGTTTAATGCTTACCCAAAACTGGAATAGGATTTTAGAGGAAAAATTAAATGAATTTAAAATTTATTATCCTCAAGTAATTTGGGATATTGATTTAAATGGTCATCTTCATGATTTTAGAGAAGCATTTCCTATTTATCCTAAAAAATTAGTAGAAAAATGGGGATATTTATGTCCTCATAATAATATAGATAACTGGATTTTAGAAATAGGTAAAAGATGCACATTAGATCCTTGGAACGAAGACATTATAGAATACATAGACGACCTATACATTAGACACTCCCAGATCCCAGATGAATCATCAAAAGAAAAACTAGAAACAGTAAATATAAATCATAATTTAAGAGATTATCATATGAATTCCCCTGAATTATATCATTGTATAAATTTACTAAAAGAACACCTAGAATATTTACGTTGGGAGAAAATACACCAACACAATATTATAAATGAATATAAAAATAGTTTGGAATCATGAAATTTTCTTATTAAATTTAAAATAAAATGATATTTGGATATTACTCAAAATTTGATGAAACAGAAGAAATTATTAGTAAAACAATAGGATTCTCACGTTTACAAGCAGCCAAGCATTTTGCTTATCGTAAACAATTAGACCTTAAAGTATTTATAAAACTTTATTCAGTAAAAGTATTAGTATGAATTCGTGGGGAAAAAATATTAGTGTTAAAAAACGTAATACTGAACCAACAGAAAAGGAAATATTTTTAGATATAATCCAAACCCTTGATGAGTGTTGGAAGCGTTCTAATTTTGTAGAGGGGGAAATTAATTTAGGAATTTCTTTATACGAAGAACCTTTTTATATAACCATTGAAAATTTGATTTATTTATATTATGGGGAGTGGAAAGGTGATACAATTTTGTGGTGGATATTCGAACGTCTTAATGAAAAAGGAGAACTATTACCAATTGAAATTACAATCAACCCAGAAAATCAAGAAGAATCTAAAACAGAAGAATATCTAATAGAAAACCCAGAACAACTTTGGGGTTTATTAAAAAAAATTGAAAATAAATCTAAATTTTAAATAAAAAATTATATAATTATGGTTATGATTAAATATTGTAAAAATTGTAAAGAAGAAATCCACCCAAAACGTGTGGAAATTTTACCTAATACTACTACTTGTGTTAGTTGCTCAAACACAGGTAGGAAACGTGGTGTAACAGTTCTAAATGGAGATATAGAAAAAGATGATACTTGGGTAGATATAGTGTTTATGGAACCAGAGCAGTACGAACAATATATGAAGGCTGAAAGTAAACTTAAAAATATAATCAATCCTCCATCCAAATCCAAAAATCAAGAATATAACAATGACATTGATTTTGAAGAAATATTGTAATTGTTGGATTAATAGGGTATTGAGAAGATATTACAAATATTGGTTTAGATAATACTTAAAAAATAAAATTTTGCCTAAAGCACGTCCACTTGGAAAAGAAATGATTTTAGCTGCTATGGCTAAAACTAAAAGTAACAAAGCAGCAGCTAGATATATCAATTGTAGTTATATCCACTGGAAGAAGTGGGCCAAAAGATATGATGCTACCGAACCCGGTTATGCTAATTTATTTGAACAACATAAGAATCAATGTGGTAAGGGTATTCCTAAATTCTTAAGTAATGGTAATCCAAGAAAAGATTTTGCTTTATTAGATTTAATTGAAGGGAGAATTGATCCATCATCATTTAATCCTGCTAAAATTAAGTATCGTTTAATTCAAGAAGGTTATATTCAAGAAGAATGTAGTTCGTGTGGGTTTCATGAGCGTAGATTATTAGACTACAAAATGCCTTTAATAATGCATTTTAAAGATGGTAACAAACAACATTACAGATTAGAAAACATTCAATTATTATGTTATAATTGTTATTATTTATATCAAGGAGACTTATTTACAGGTAAACAACTTGAGGGGATGGAAGATCATGTATCTAAAAATGAATCTAAGGTAGATTGGGAAATTGATCCATATACTCAACAAAGATTAACAGAATTAGGATTATATGATCCAAAACCAGTTGACGATAGTTCAGAATATATTTCCAGATTATAACCATGAAAAAAAACACCACCCACCATAAATCAAAAAATGATAAACATAAAAAACATGATGATATCATTAATGATTTTGAAAATCAAAAAAGAAAACACTTAGAAAAATTGGGAACAAAAATCTTAGTTAAACAAGAAAAACTTGATAAACTAAAAGAAAAACATATTAATACAAACTTTTTTAAATTATTTTAAGCATGGTAGTTGAAATCACAGTAAAAAACACAGATGAATTGAATGAAATGATTAATAGGAAAGATTTCCGTCTTTCAGAAGCTATTGTAAATGGTATTTTGAGTAATATCAATAATAAAAAGAAAAATATACATTTATTATCCGTAACTTGTTTAGAAGAAGATGAAATATATGATATTTCCATTGAACGTAAACACTTTGCTGAGACTTTAGAGGAGAATCTACCATATTATGTTCGTGAGGAACAATATGAAAGTTGTCAAAAAATAGCAGATACCATTAAAAATCTAAAAAACCAAGATATTTCAAAGAATAACTTGGTTGAGTAAAAACTATTCATTATATTTAAATATAAAATAAAAGTTATGTTTTACAAGTATAATAAAGAGTCCCTGATTTGGGAAAAGGATTGGAGAAAAGTAAAAACTTTCTTAGGAATAGTATTTTTTTTATTGGTAAGTTCATTTATTTGTGGACGTTATATGAAATTTAAATCATTAGACAAATATGAAAAAGAATTAATCATATTAAATATTCAAGCTGATAAAAATAGATTTAATAAGGAAAAATTAGTGGATGAATTAAAAAGATTAAATGTAAGATTTCCCCACATTGTGATGGCTCAATCAATAGTTGAAACGGGGCACTGGACAAGTAAAGTGTTTAGAGAATCAAATAATTTATTTGGTATGAGAGAAGCTAAATCTCGAATTAGTACAGCAAAAGGTACCCAATTTAATCATGCTTATTATAATAACTGGATAGAAAGTGTTTATGATTATGCATTTTTTCAATGTAGATATATGGGGAACATCAATACTGAAGAAGAATATTATGCCTATTTAGGTAACAGTTATGCTGAAAACCCAGATTATGTAAAAATTATAAAATTAACTGTAGAAAAAGAGAACTTAAAAGAATTATTTAAATAACAAAAGAAAATATTTTAATATTTATTATTGAATTTTATTTACTAATAACAAATTTAATGGCAACCAAAATCAAATCCCAAACCTCCACTCCTTTAAAAACAAAAACAAAGAAAAACAATAAAGGTGTCCACGCAGTAACCAAAACAAGTAAAAACAAAGGTTCTGATAATTATAAAAAACCTTATAATAAACAAGGAAGGGGGTAATTTTGGTAAAAAAGGCAAAAACCAAAAAAAATGAAGATATAATAGATTATTTCTATTCACTTCAAGATGATGTTTTGATGAAAATGACTATTAATGATTGGAAATCATTAGAAAGTTTATGTTTATGTCTTACTTTAGATATTCATTTTTTAAAAAAATATACATTAGCCAAATCTTTATCCTCTTAATTTTTTCTAACAATCATCCAAAAATTAATTTGGCTTCCTGAAATAGGGTTCGTATATTTAGGTATAAGATAAAAAGATAAAGGTTATGAATTTTAAAGCAGAAAAAAACGAATTACATCACGGGTTTCAAATGACATTTGCTAACGGATGTACTATTAGTGTTCAATTTAGTAAAGGTAATTACTGTGATCAAGGTGAAACAACAGCCGAAGTAGCTGTTTGGGATAAAGACGATAATTGGTATGTCTTAAATGAAGAAGATAACCATATGAGTTTAATTAAAGTTGCAGAACACAGTGATGTTATAGGGCATTGCACAACTGATCTTGTAGCATTTATTATTGAGTTAACAAAAAAATTAAAATAAAAAGTTATGAACACAGAAAATTTAAACACACAGGAATTAGAAACATTAAGAACCTTGCTTAACAAAATAGCAGGTGAACCTCAACCTAAAGTTTATATTGATCCAGTCAATAAAATGATTGATGATATTATGGATGAATTTAACTTTGCTAAAGTTCAAGATGTAATGGATTATTTGGATTGGAAGTGGGTTGGTGAATATGTTACTATTGAAATGTTGAGAGAAGAAGCAGAACGTTTACTTAGAGGTGCTGCTGATGCTAGATTAGGACGATTTAAAGATGAACATTGGGAGTTAGGTATTCGGAATAGTACAGGTGGATTTCAGGCAATGGCTTTCTGTAATGAAGATAAAACCAAAATTATAGGATTGGATTTGAAATTTGTGTTAGCTGAGTGGGATGCTGAAATAAGAGATTAATATGACACCACATCAAAAAGCAGCACACGAAATTATCCATGATTATTATTTCATGTTACCAAATAATGGTTACATGTATGGTGGATGTAATAGTTGTGATTCGCGTTATAAGGAAGCAATTGACTGTGCTTTACTAAGTGTTAAACGAATTATATTAACATTAGAATTCATGTCAATAGAGAGTGATGCTGCTTTTATTATGGACCGAATCAATTTTTATGATGAGGTACAATCCGAATTATATAAAATAAAAAATAGTGACAGTAAATCATCACGGGACAACTTAATGGAGGTATTTAAAAAATAAAATATGAGCAACAATAAACAAATGAGCGTAATAGATATGCTTAAACAAGATTTAGACATTGAAATTAAAGCAGGAGTAAAAATGATTGTTAATTGGGATGGGTACAAAGCAATGGAAAAACAGCAGATTGAAGATGCTTATGAAATAGGTTTTGCCGATGCTTGGGATGATGCAAGATATGATGATGAACCAACATATTCAGGAGCAGAACAATACTACAACGAAACATTTGGAGGTAACAATGAATAAATGTACTTATTGCTCAAATGAAACCCCATTTTCTGTGGGGTATATTTCAATGGTTCTCCCAATCCCAGAAATAGAAGATTTAATTGATAAATGGAAAAGAGAAAACTGGTGGGAAAACTTAGAACGAAAAGACTTAACACCAGAAGAGCAAAATGAATTAACAAAGATATCTTATTATGATCAAATGTTGAACACAGTAAGTAGAGGAGTTATTTGTGAAGAATGTTCAATTAAAGAAAATCAATTATATAACAAATACTATCCAGAAGTAAAATAATTACAAATGATAGAATGCATAAAAGATACTACAACGAAACAATAGAAAGTTATGAATAAAGAATTAAAACCAAAAAAAATTGTAAATTAAGTCACTAACACAACAAGCCTTGATTAATGTTAGGGCTTTTTTGACGGAACGATACGATGAAAGGATTATTGCGGACATACTACAACACGTAGTAGTATACTACTATTTGTAGTCAAGTGTGGCAAACATAAACTATAAGGATATCAAAAGATATTAGTATTTGTATTGTATGTGATCAATGGGTGGTGTGACGGATGGGGTGAAGATCTGGTGGGGCTAACCCCTTTTTCCTGCGCAGCCAACCTATCCTATAGGTAATAAAATATATACAATAATTTAGAAACATTACAAATTATCACATAAACTTGGCGATTTTGATTTTCTTTCATATATTTATCGTCGTAATATAATTACATTCTTTGATTTTTTGAGTAAGTTTTGCCCTGGCGGCTATTAAAACGCGACATCCTGGTGATCCCTCCGTTGCTGAAGATAAAAATTGAACATAACATGTAAAAGTATTACACAAAAACATATTAAACGTAAAACCTGTTGGATCCCAGGTTACCAAATAAACGGTCCCAGGCTGCCCACGTCGAATATCCTGGACGAAAAACATGTTAAACAAAAACAAATAGCGCCCCATGAGGGCTTTCTGTGGCTCCACTTGTATTCAATCCAAATGAAAAACATTTGATGAAAGGGTTGGCTCCCTCAACCCTCAATATTATATTGATGGGGTAGAAGTTAAATAAAGGTTATGGATTACAAAATTTGGTTGATTGATGGAGAATGGACCGTATATTCAGGTCGTATTTCTTATGGTGATTGGATGAGAGAGGATATTGTATTTTGGAGTAAGAGTATTGCTGATTGTTATGCTTGGGTAAAAGCTAAGCAAGAAGGATTGATTAATTAATAACAAAAAATTAAAAATATGATTTGGACTAAAACAATTATTGAAACCGAAGAACAATTTGTATCAATTTATCCTACAGATGGATTGGATGGTATTATTGTTGAAACCAAAGAGTTGGATGATAAAACATTAAACGGTAGGTTGTATCTTAATAAGGATGAAATGGAATTTTTGATTACCAAGATGCAAGAGATGATGAAATACGTTTTGGAAAAATAAAACATAGTCAGGTGGCGGAATGGTAAGGCGTCTATAATGGCAATAATCACCTATAGATTAATACAGGTTCGAATCCTGTCCTGACTACAAAAAACATTTGATGAAAGGGTTGGCTCCCTCAACCCTCAATATTATATT